AATTTGCTTATTGGTTGGAACAGGGGACGATTAAGCCGATAGAGGGTAGGCGTTTGAACAATCAAGAGAACATTACAGCTTATTGTATCCCTGTTAAAGTACCACCAAACACACCATTCTATGACTGAGATGGCTGCAAAGAAACTAGAAGACGGTAGTGATTACGCCGAATACGATGCGGATGGTGATGGCATAGTTACTGATGATGAGTTAGAGACTAGCAAAGAACTGCAAGAACTAAAGATCAGCAACGAAAGGGCGCAAGCACAAAGAAGTATGAGCTGGTTTGCTTTGTGGGGTATGTTGCTGTATCCGTCGTTAGTAGTCGTAAGCAGTTGGGCTGGACTGGTGCAGGCAGCAAGCATTCTGGGCGATATGGCTTCAGTCTACTTTGTTTCAGTCGCAGGTATATTGGCAGCGTTCTTCGGGGCGCAAGCATGGTCAAACAGAGGGAATGGTAGATGAGTTTAGTGGGACAGCTAATCGGCCCAGTCACAGGACTGCTCGACAAGTTCATTGAAGACAAAGATCAGAAGAATGCGTTGGCCCATGAGATCGCAACTATGTCGGAGCGCCACGCGCAGGAAGCGTTAAAAGGCCAGCTAGAAATCAACAAGATGGAAGCTGCACATAAGTCGTTATTTGTAGCTGGGTGGCGTCCCTGTATTGGATGGATCTCTGCGTTTGGTCTGCTCTACAACACCATCATCGTAAACATATTAGGCATCTGGGTAGATGTGCCAGAGGTAGATACAACGCTTCTTGTGCCCGTTATGATGGGTATGCTCGGATTAGGCGCTATGCGTTCATACGAAAAAGTCAACTCCGTAGCACGAGAAAAGTAGATGGTGACGTTCATGGGTCAGTTAGTAGATACATTGAAGCGGCACGAGGGTGTAAAGGCTTTCGCATACCAGTGTACAGCCGACAAGACCACCATTGGTGTCGGGCGTTGCATTGACGAAGATGGCGGTATTGGCCTGTCTGACGATGAGATCGAATATCTTTTGATGAATGACATAGAACGCTGCGATGCAGAATTAAGAGCGGCATACGATTGGTATGGAGACCTTAAAAAGCCTCGACGCGATGCCATGATAAACCTGTGTTTTAACCTTGGTCTGACTAGACTACGAGGATTTGTTAAAGCCTTAGAAGCCATGTCCCGTGAACAGTACGATGTAGCTGCTGATGAGTTTATGGATAGTAGATGGGCAAAGCAGGTAGGTGATCGCGCAGTAGAAGTCACTGAACTTATACGGTCAGGTGAGTATAGATAATGCCTTTACGTAAGCTGGTTCTACGCCCCGGTGTAAACAAAGAAGTTACACGTTATGTAGATGAAGAAGGCTGGGCTGACTGCGATAAAATACGATTTCGTGCAGGTTACCCCGAAAAAATAGGTGGGTGGCAGCGTATATCTTCTAATACGTTTTTAGGTGTTGCGCGTGCACTGTTTAACTGGGTAACCCTAGAGGGACAAAAGCTACTTAGTGTAGGCACTAATCTTAAATTTTACATAGAGAAAGGCGGGGCTTATTTCGATGTGACGCCTGAACGTACGCCGTCTGGTGTGTCTCTTACTGACCCTTTTGAGACTGTTAGTGGGTCTACCACCGTTACTGTTACGGATGCTAACGGCGGATATATTAACGGTGATTTTGTTACATTCAGCGGAGCTTCTGCTGTGGGCGGACTGACCTTAAATGGTGAGTTTCAGATAACGTATTCTACTGGTAATACCTACACTATACAGTCTAGTAGCGCAGCCTCGTCATCTGCTACTGGTGGCGGCTCCGTAACAGCAAAATATCAACTAAACGTAGGCCCAGAGTTTGCCGTACCGTTAGTCGGTTGGGGTGCTGGTGGGTGGAGCGAAGGCACATGGGGTAACGGGGCTACATCTACAGATTCACTGAGGCTATGGAGCCAATCCAACTTTGGAGAAGATCTGATATTTGGCCCTCGTGGTAACAGTATTTACTATTGGGATGCTACCAATGGACTTACTACACGAGCGGTAGAGCTATCGTCTTTAGCGGGCGCTTCTAATACACCAACAAAACAAAACTTCATACTAGTATCTGACGTGAGCCGGTTCGTATTTTGTTTTGGCGCTAATACGCTAGGAACATCCACTCAAGATCCAATGTTGATTCGGTGGTCAGATCAAGAAAACGCAGTGAACTGGACTCCCAGTGCCACTAACCAAGCGGGTGATCTAAGGCTATCCCAAGGATCTGAAATAATAAGTGCACTACAAGCACGACAAGAAATCCTTGTGTTTACCGATTCTGCTCTATATGCCCTGCAATATGTTGGCGGCACTATAGTGTGGGGTTCGCAGTTACTGTCTACCAACTTGTCTATAGCATCACAAAATGCAGCGGTGTTCTCTGATGGCGTAACCTATTGGATGGGTTTGGACTCTTTTTATCTATACGACGGTAGCGTTAAAAATTTACCTTGTACCGTAAAGCGGCATGTATTTAGCGGTATAAACCAAGAACAGATAGAGCAGGTATTTGCTGGGTCGAACGAGGGTTTTAACGAGATATGGTGGTTCTATTGTTCAGGCACGTCTACTACGGTAGACAAGTACGTCATATACAACTACGAACAAAACATTTGGTACTTTGGTAGTTTAGCCCGATCTGCATGGGTAGACACCGGCATACGTCAGTTTCCTGTTGCTGCTACTTATAGTAACAACCTTGTCACGCATGAGGATGGATTAGACAACAATGAGGGTAGTTCTGGCACTGCTATAACTGCATTTATAACGTCGGGTGAGTTTGATATAGACGATGGAGACAAGTTCTCGTTTATACGACGTTTGCTCCCTGATATTACGTTTGAAGGGTCTACTGCCGAAAGCCCTGCGGCTACGTTTGAGCTACTGCCTTTGCAGTCGTCTGGTTCTGGGCGAAACGATCCACTATCTGAAGGCGGATCTAGTAGTGGCACAGTGACAAGATCTGCTACGGTGCCAGTAGAAAAATACACCACACAAGTAAATACTAGAGTAAGAGGGCGGCAGCTTTCTATAAAGGTTCAGTCTGATAGCTTAGGTGTAAAGTGGCAGTTGGGTGCTCCTAGAATAGACATAAGAGCGGACGGGAGACGGTAATGCCTACCTATAATTTTGTAGCTCCAAGACTTCCCGATCCTCCCAAAGAATACACACCAGCTTCGTTTGAACTGTTTAATAATGCGTTACGCCTTTACTTTAGGCAGTTAGACGAAGGCATACGAGAACTATCCGCAGCACCAGAAGCTCAAGCACAGGCATGGTTCCTTGGCTAATCAGTATAAAAACGCAAAGGTAGATTTAACGGCTACTACAGCTACTACGCTGTATACGTGCCCAACAGCACGCACTGCCATTATTAAATCCATTCTTGTGTCCGAAGATTCGGGTAACGCAGATACCATTACTGTCACGATTACCGACTCTGCATCTGCTGTATTTAGTTTGTTTAAGACGAAAGCAGTAAGCGCAAACGCTACGGTGGAATTACTCACTGCGCCTTTAGTGGTAGAGGAGTCTGAGATAGTAAAAGTCACTGCTGCTACAGCTAACAGATTACACGTTGTTGCTAGCCTGCTGGAGGTAGAGTGATGATAGGTAGTTTTGGTGGAGGGTTTGGTAGGGGTTTAGGTGGCTTTTCTTTTGACCCTAGAAAAATACCTACCGCTGGAGATCTTAGTAGGTTTGGGTTAGGGGGATTCCCTGCACCTGTTAGTGTAGCACCCCCTCCAGTCATACCTGCTCCACCTCCTGCTCCACCTCCTGCACCACCTAGGCGTGACGGGATTATTGCTAGGCCAAACCCAGTTAGATTACCAACTCCTGCGCCCCCGCCGCCGGTAACACCCAGACCACAACCCGTGGCACCTAAGCCGGTGATAGCTCCCCCTGTAACTACCGCACCTACAGCGCCGATTGCATCACCTACACCCGCACCAGTAACACCACCAAACAGAGTAGGTCAGCCTGTAAGCGGTGGGGAGTTTATACCCGAACCTACAACACCTTCTCCTGTAACTACCGCACCTACAGCGCCTACAGCGGAGTCGATAAAGACACGCGGAGAAAATAAACCTATAGCAGCTAAAGACGCTATTGAGAGTTACAAAAATACTCTGCTTGGTGCAGCAGATGAGAATGTCTACGACACGGTAGACGACGTAGATGAGGTGGACGACTTTTATGACAGAGTGTTTAGAAACACCGTTATAGACCCACTAGACCCTAAAGCTGCTATTGACCGCAGCATGAGTAGGGAGGGTATCCAAGCAGAAGGTATAGATAAGGCAATAAAGACCCAAGATGCTAGGAAAAAACCAAAATTAGACTTTACGCCTGACCAATATCTATCTGAAGTGGGTGGCCCTGAATACCTAAAAGGATTAAAGAGTGGTGTAGGTGTAAACACAGATGTCGTTAAATCTGCTTTTGGCACGATAGCCAATACCAGCGGTACAGATACTGCGGCGGCATTAAGTAATTATTACGGGTTTGAGATCACGCCTAGCGTGGGCGAATCAAACATTAGTAACTTTGGTGGTAACTACGAAGAACATACCACTGCTTCGCAGGCAGAGATAGCCGAGTTCCAATCACTAATTAAGCCTGTGCTTGCAGAAACGATACCGTATTTACAGGCTACAGAGGGATTAGGGTATCAAGATGCTCTACTAGAATCGTTCAAGCGTGACCCGATGGTTCAGTCTTTGTATGCCAAATACGGTGTGCAGCCTGTTCGTCAGACAAAAGACGGGTCTACCTATCTATATGACCCCATGACTTTCGGTGAGATACGCACCAAAGAAGTCAAAGATACCTCTGTTAAAGATGCCTTAAAAATTGCAGGTATCGTAGGTCTATCTATTTTTGGTGGTGGGGCACTTGCTGGCACGGCTGCGTTTGGTGGTGGTACTTCCGCAGCAGGTACTGCGTTAGCTAAAGGTCTTACCTCTGCTGGAGTTACTGCGCTTACGGGCGGGGACACTAATGACATCTTAAAATCTTTTGCTTTAGCTGGAGTAGGAGGATATGCAAAGGGGCTTGACGCTAACGCAGCAGATTTAGTAGCAAAAGCAGCGGAAAATCCAGCATTGTTAGAAGCGGCAAACGCTGCCACAAATACTGCCGATGCGTTTAACAAGGTGGTAGCAGGAGCCAAGTTTGTAGATGCTGCAATAGATGGGAATATAGCAGGTGCAGCGATTTCTGCATTTGGCCCTAAATTTACCGAAGCAGCGATGAATAAAGTCGGTTTAAATGAAAAGTTTTTAGATGGCTACAACATTAACCAAGACGATGTTGTCGCAGGACTTGTTAAAACAGAGCTTGAGCTAGCAAAAGGCACCGATTTTGGTGATGCCATAGTTAGAGGTTTTGGTGAATACATTATGGAAGGTGGTGCACTTGGCCCTAACAACATAAAGACCCCTGAGTTCATTAAGAAAATAGGCGATGCCATAGCAGAAGGCGGTAGGATGTTTGATGACGTGCTGTTGCAGCCCGTAAAAGGATTTGTAGAAGACACCGTTGAGGTGTTGGGTGATGTGACAGAACCTGTGGTTGATGTTATCGAAGATGTGGCAGGAGCTGTGGTAGAGAAAGCACCACTCATAGAAGATGCAGTGCGAGCTACGGGGGCGGCAGTAGAAGACGTTGTTAAGCCTATAGTCGATCCGATAATAGACGCTGCACCTGTTGTAGAGGATGCAGTACGAACGGTAGGTTCTACGGTGGACGACGCGATTATAGAGCCAGTAAAAGAGTTGATAGAAGAAATTGACCTGCCTGAAGTTGACCTACCTGAAGTTGATGTTGACCTACCTGAAGTTGATGTTGACCTACCCAAAGTTGATACGTCAGTGCCTACACGCGCCCCTACCTCTTTCATCCGTACCCCCGGCATATTGCAAGAGACAGGTGCAGAGATATTTGATCTTGGGGATCGTGAAAAAAGACGCACTAGCGCCGATGACACAATAGATTTCTTAGCTAGTTTAGGTGGCGGTAGGGCCAGTGGTGGTGCGGTCAGAAGTTCTTATGGTAGTCTTGACGAGCTGCTACGTATAGTCGGAGGCAAATGATGTTTCTTAATCTTCCCTTTATGGGTGATTCGTCTAAAGAAAAAACAAAAAACGAGATATACGAATCTACTCCTGACTTTTTCAAAGCTGACCCTTCTGCTTTTTTAGAAGCCTTGGGTGCACCGGCAGGTGCTAGTGACGATACGATAAGTGAGTTAATCGCTGCCCTTACTCCAGCTACCCAAGATAGAGACGATCCTAACTTTTTTGAGAGTCTTCTTGGGGGTTTGCTTGGCGGCAAAAAATCTAGCGGTATTAATTTAGGTCAGTTGGGCTTAGGTCTAGGGTTAGCAAGCCTGCTCAAAGATAGAGGTGCTTTTGATCCTGATATAGCACCTGTTGGCTATCAAGGTGAAGTGCCGCGATACACTGCAATACGAGAACAAGTTACAGGCAGAGATGACACAAATCGTCGCCCCGGCAGTGGTGGTAGACGCTATTTTTCTGATGTCATATATGCAAAAGCACCAGAAGGCCAAGAACCAATGTCTGTTGAAGAGGCTCGTGCTGCGGCTAAAGCACAGGCAGCAGGATTTATGGGGGGCGGTTCAGTGCTGCAAGGTGGTGGCTACCTGCAAGGTGATTCTGACGGACAAGCTGATCTCATACCTGCTGACATTGACGGTGTACAAGAAGCACGATTGAGTCATGGTGAGTTTGTGCTACCAGCAGACGTGGTGGCGATGCTTGGTAACGGTAACTCTGATGCAGGTGCAGAAGCACTTGATGAGTTTATGAGTATGGTACGCACCAAGGCCACTGGCACACCTAAACAACAGAAGAACATAGACGCAGATAAAGTGCTTATGATGCTGTCTAAAAAGGCGGGGTAGATTATGAGTAATGGCCCTACGGTAGAAGATCCTAATAGTCCTGTAGGACAAATATCTGGAACTCAACAAGGACTGGCACAGTTTGCTGGCCCTTATGTTACAGAGATGCTTGGCAAAGGAATGGCTCTTGCCGACAAGCCTTTTGAAGCCTACACCGGCCCACTTACTGCTGGTGCTAGTGGACTGCAAGAACAGGCTTTTGCTGGTTATGCAGGGTTAGATCCCAACCAACAAACTGGTATAGGCTCTTTTGG